GGGGCCTCTGGGGCCGCTCCCTGGGGGCCTCTGGGGCCGCTCCCTGGGAGCCTCCGGGGTCGCTCCCTGGGAGCCTCCGGGGTCGCTCCCTGGGAGCCTCCGGGGTCGCTCCCTGGGGGCCTCTGGGGCCGCTCCCTGGGGGCCTCTGGGGCCGCTCCCTGGGAGCCTCCGGGGTCGCTCCCTGGGAGCCTCCGGGGTCGCTCCCTGGGAGCCTCCGGGGTCGCTCCCTGGGGGCCTCTGGGGCCGCTCCCTGGGAGCCTCCGGGGTCGCTCCCTGGGAGCCTCCGGGGTCGCTCCCTGGGAGCCTCCGGGGCCGCTCCCCAGGGGCCTCCAGGGCCGCTCCCCAGGGGCCTCCAGGCCTCCTTTTTTAGGTAATATAGAATGCTAAAAAGACTATTTAAGATATTAGTTTTGATCGTACTTTGTTTCATATGGTTACTAATACAACTATTACCAAAACAAAAATTTAAGTATAATAAATAAACCTATGATAATATATTGTATGAAAGGAAAGATATAAACTTTTGGAAAGATATAAACCTTCAGCAAATTGGCGCGACCAGCAGGCACGGGGTAGGGGAAAAATCAAAAATCCTATCATCATGCGACAAAAATTCATCCCCGGATGAAAAGTCATTTATGCCTGAAATAAAAGAATACTGGTTAAATAATACTATAAATCTTTTGTTAAATAATTCTACGTTTAAAGGTACTTTATTTCATAGTTCTTTTAGAGGAGACCCAGAACAATATACTTTAATTATTTCTAAAGAAAAAGTTTATGTTGGTAAGATAATTTATTTAGGAGCAAATCCAAAGCAATCTGAAAAACTTATAACTAAAACTAAAAGTAAAATTATAACTTGGCTTACATTAAATAAGCTGAATATAAAACGCTTGAAAGATTTGCAGACTCATGTTATAGATATTTGCTCACCTTCTAAGGCAGAATCCATAATCAAAGCTATACAAGATCAATCAAAAATCACACAACAAAAAGGAGGAGAAAGACACGTATTTATTATTTCGGAAACTAATCCTTTAGACTATGTAAATTTGAGGTTCAAATATGTCACTAAAAGATGATTATATTGCAAGAAAAAAAGTTAAGAAAATAGCTGAGAAATTAGTTTACATTGAAGAAGAAGGTGAACCAGTTTTAGCTGTTGCACACGTAAAGAGTGCTGATAGTCAAGTAAAAAAGGCTTTTAGAGAATGTAAGAGTACACAAGAAATGGCTAGAAAGTTAGGTATGAGCCTATCTTATGCCTATTATAGGTTAAGAGTACTAAACTTAAAATATAGACTTAAAAAGAAATATAATGATCTTAACCCGACAATGAAAAAAGATATTTTATCAAGGTATAAAGGGGTAGTAAAAATGCACGATTTATCAAGAAAATATAATATAGCACCATACAAAATATCAAGTATTTTACATGAGCAAATTAGAGTAAGGATAGAACATAGTAGAAAAGATATTCCAATACCCAAAAATTTATGGGAAGTAAAGATAGCTAATGAAACATTAGATGATCCAACTTTTCTTAACCCACAAAATGTATATAAGTTAGCAAATTTAATTAACTGTAGACCAGTAAGAATATTAAAATATTTTAATATAAAGACTGAAGACTCAAGTTCTAAAGAACCACGTAGTATATCATGGGAGAAGGACTATTAACATGAGTATTAACATGAGTGTTAACATGAGTATTAACATGAGTGATATATGCGACAATTGATGCAACATCAAGAAGAAGCTATACAATTCCTTAGAACTAAATCATATAAAGCAGGTTTATTTTTAGCTCCTGGTACAGGTAAAACGTTAATAGCAATTAGAGTAGCTAAAGAATTCTTGCCTGCTTTGGTTATATGTAGACGAGACGATTTTCTTACTTGGAGAAATGAATTATTTCAAGAAAGATATTATAAGGAAAATATATTATGTATTTTATCTGAAAATAGTCTTAAAAATTTAACTCACGCTTGGCCTTGGACTATAGTAACTTATGATTTATTAAAAAACAAAGAGATATATAATTATATATCCAACAAACAATACGGTATAGTTTTTGGTGATGAAAGTCATGCAATAAAGCATTGGGAATCTCAAAGAACTAAAGTAGTTTATGCAGCTACTCGTCACATAGATAAAAGAATCCTTATGACAGGTAGCCCTATAACAAATGAAATATTAGACGTATATTCTCAATGTTTATTTATAGATAACGGGGAAACATTTGGCACTAGTCAATGGAAGTTTAGAAACAATTATTATATACAAAGTGGGCCAGGATGGTACCCAAAAAAAGAAGCTAGGAGCATAATAGCTGAAAAGTTAAAGACAATATCCTATCATGTGCACGAAGATGATGTTCTAGATCTGCCACCTATAAGAACCGTGATAAAAGCTGTTCCTTTAACTATGGAACAAAGAAGATATTATAGTAAGCTAGTGACTAATTGGGAAATAGAATTAAAAAATGGAAAAGTACTAGACATAAATTACATTATAGTTAGATTAGCTAAATTAAAACAAATGGCTGCTGGATTTTTCTACATAGAAAAAGAGCCAATATATATCAAAGAAAATAAAATAAGTTTATTACTAGACCTATTAACTGATAATGCTTATCTTGCCAAGAAGCAAAAAATAGTTATATGGGCATCTTATAGAGCTGAGATACGTAGAATCTTTCACAATCTAGAAAAAAATGGCTTGAGAACAGTAACATATTATGGAAATATGACCACACCACAGAAGAATGCAGCTAGAGAAAGGTTCAGAGATGATCCTAGTTGTAGGTTCTTCATAGGCCAGGTGGACTCAGGTGTTGGTATGAACGAACTGGTGGTAAGTGATTCTGCTGTTTATATGTCAAATAGTTTTAAAATAGTTTCTCGCCAACAGTCTGAACGACGTATAAGACGTTATGGCTCAGAAAGACACGATAATATAACTTACTATGACATAGTAGCAGAAAAAACTGTTGATTTTCCTATTCTAAAATCAATTAAGAAAGGAATGAACATAGCTCAAGACATTCTAAATCAAATAAAGCTCGGTACTTCCATAAAAAAACTGATAGGGTATTGATTCCGTTTTTCATTCATGCTATGGTGATTTGACTAAGGAAAAGCAGCTATGAAAACACCCTTACCTTTACTTAGAGAATATCCTTTCCAAGAAAAAATCCCTCCTCGACGTGAAGATTGGGTCTGGACAGTTTCATCTTTAAAATTATTTAGAAACTGCAAACGAAAATTTTATTGGAAATATATTTTAGGTCTTAAGCCTAGAAAACTTTCTTCTTCTCTTTATATAGGAAGTTTTGTCCATAGAATATTAGCTGACTGGTATACATTAAAGAATACTAGTATGGAAAATATTTTAGATGAACATTTGCCTAAGATAGAAAAAGACATAGAAGGAAAGATTTGGGATCAAGATGAGTTAGATAAGATAGTAATAGCCTTAGAAACATTAAATGGGATATTCAGGGCTTATGAACAAGTTTATAAACAAGATCGTAAAAAATTGCAAATTGTTCATGTTGAAAAGAAATTAGAATTTATAGAAAATAATTTTAGCTTAGCTGGCAAGATAGACCTTATAGTTAAGAGTAATAAATTTTTTAATGTATGGGATCATAAAACAAGTTCTTTCATAGATAGCTCTTACCTAAATAGGTTACCACTAGATACACAACTTAGGGGTTATGCTTACTTAGCGTATAAAAATAAGATGCCTGTAAATGAAGTTACTTACAACTGTATAAAAAAGTGTGCTCTTAGAAGAAAGTCAGGAGAATCAAGAGAAGATTTTTGTGATAGAATAGCTAAAGATTATATAAAAAGGAGTAGAATATATTTTCATAGAGAAAAAGTTGTAATCAGTATGGAGGACCTAAGAAGTTTTGAATATGAATTATTGCAAACCAATGATGAATTTCTTAGAATTTTTGAAAGTGGAGGTGTATTAGAGCCTAGAAACTGGGGTATAAATTGTAGTCATTGTTCAGCTTTCTTTAGGGACTGTGAATATTTAACTTTGTGCACACAAGGGGTAGATAAAACTGCTAAACTTATGTATGAAGAAGCAGAATTACATGAAGAGTTAGAAAATGAATAACTACATATGTAAAAGAAACAAAAATAATAATATAATAATGGGTCTTGGATTAACACAAAAAACGTTACAAGAGCTACAAAATGGTTTACAATGGATAATGTCTATTTCAGATAAAAATGGTAAACCTCATAGCGTAATAGTATTTGGTCTTATTGATGATTTTAAAGATAATATTATAGCTATAGAAGAATTATTTAACTTAGCAATGGAAAGATTCATGGAAGAGGAGGCAAAACATAACTAATGTTATCCATCGCAACCAAAGGAGGATGAGATGATCGATTTGCCCAATAAACTCTCAGACCTGGTCGACGCGGCCCTCGACGACCTTGAGGCCGTCGAGCGCGACCCCGCCTATCTGGTTGACATGGAGGTATTCTACAAACCGGGAAAGAATGGAGTGTGCCACGTCTGCCTGGCAGGCGCCGTCATGGTCAGGCGACTCGGGATCAGGCCTGACAAAGAAATGCTTCTTAAAAATTTCGGGAACTCTGACACCAGAGGCAAGCTGTACGCGCTTGACTATTTCGCCTACGGGTACATCTCCGACGCGCTATCCTCTATGGGGCTCTACAACCTTGAGGAGCCTGACTGTCCTGACTGGCAGGATTACGATCACACGGACCCTAAGATTTTCAAGACTCAAGCTCGGGCCGCCGCGGCGACGCTGAGGGCCAAAGGATTATAGGCGTGAGCGTCCATGTTCTGTTTTCTTTAATAAAGATACTATATGGGAGCATGAAAAACTTAAATGGAATCTATCTCTGAAGATACTTTTAAGAATCAATGCAATTATAACAAAAACCAATGATAACTAAAACAATACAATTAGATTTAAAACTTCCAACCGAGCCGACTAAGAGCAAATCGACATTTAAGGGATGCTTATGTTTATTTTATGGTGCGCCAGGGGTTGGTAAAACTACTTTTGTAAATAATCTTACAGCCAAAAAAGTTTTATTTATATCTACAGATAGAGGCACAAGATATTTAGAAACCATGCGAGTGGAATGCAACTCTTGGAAGAAGTTACAACAAATACTTACTGCACTTAAAAAGGATCATAAAACTTATGATTTTATTTGCTTGGATCATGTAGATGATATATGTAACTTAGCAGAGTCTAACGTTTGCGAAGAAATGAATATAGAGGCTTTAGGTGATGCAGATTGGGGTAAAGGTTGGAAATTATATGAATCTAAAATTAGAAAGTTAGTGCAAGATTTACTCTCTTTAAGTTTAGGTGTTGTCTTTATTTCTCATGAAGTTACAAGAACTAACAGGAGTAGAACTTTAGAATTAGAAGTTACTATGCCAGCTTTGAGTAAAGCTGCTGGTAAAGTAATAATTCCTATGTGTGAAATTGTTGGGTACATATCAGTTAGAGTAATGAGGAATGCTGAAAAACAAAAAGTAAATAGACATGTTTTACAAACGCAACCAAAGGAGGAACTGTATTGTAAAGACAGAACAGATAGAAGGAAGAATAGTAAGGACTATGAGTTATTAAATGCAGAAGAATTCTTAAAAACTTTTGAGGTCTAATCATGAAAATAGAAGGTAAGAAAAATATTAGTAGCTTACTTAAGAAATTAGAAGAATTTTGGGATACTCCAGAAAAAACATGGGGCGATGTTCCGGATGGTCCTTATCAAGTTAAAATTGAAAGTGCTGTATTAAATGAAAGTAAAGCATCAGGTAGGTTACAAGTTTCTTTTCAATTTAATGTTTTAGAAGGTGATTTTATAAATAGAAAGATATTTAAACACTCAGGATTAGATAATGAGAGCAATATAGCATATTTTAGAGGGGATATAGGAAAATTAGGACACGAATGGCCTGAAACTCCTGAAGGATTAGAGCCTATATTAAATGAATTACTAGACTCTTGTGCTGAAATTAAGGTAAAAACTTCTGCAAGGGATGGTCAAGAGTATACAAATGTCTATATAACGAGAGCAATTGATCCTATTCAAACTGAAGAAGAAGAACAGCAAGATATTGATGAAGTACAGATACAAAAAACCCCTAAGACTAAAAAATTCATACTGAAAAAGGAAGAGGAAGGGGAGAAGGAATTAACAATTTCATATCATTTTGAAGAGGACGATATAAACGATGCCCAGAAAGAAAAAATTATGAACATGGCCGAAAAAATGGAGATGAATTTAGACTTATATAATGAATATATACAGATTTTAAAAGATATGTGTGAAGCTAATGAGCTTTCGGGTGCCTATGAATCTCCAAAAGCTGTTATACGTGCTATAGAGGCTGCTATGTAGGCCATTATCTAAGTTAGGAGGTGTTGCTTATTGTGATTAACCAATAATTAGGGGGATAAGAAGACTCACTTGGTTCTCTTATCCTGAAGGTACATTATACCATAGCTGATAAACTTCACATTATCAGCTATGGTTTATAAGAAAAATAAATATGAACCTAAAAGAAGCTACAAAAAATATAGAGTATTATTTTTCTTTATTCACTTTAGAAGAAAAAGAAAATTTAAAATATCACTTAAAAAATAATACTGGAATTCTTTGTGGTCTAGATGCTTACATGTACACTAAAGAAGATAAAGGCTGACCTACTTGGCTAGCTTGTAGCCGTGAGCTGCCAAAAACTAGAAGATATGTGGCTTGCAACTCGATTCTAAAAAGATTTAATGTTAATAATCATGGGTACTCTAATAATTATTTAAAATCTCTAGAAAGACTAGACGAAGAAACAATAAAAAAAATATTAGCAATTATTGTGGGTATGTAAAAGAAGGATTGTAATTATGAATATTGTAGAATTTAGAGATACCTTAGAACACCTTATTAATCGTACAAATATGGAAGCTGGATCAAATACACCAGATTTTATTCTAGCTAATTATCTTCTTGAATGTTTACAAGCTTTTGATAGAGCATCTAACTTGAGAGAAGAATAGTATAGTAAAAAACATGTGCCAGGAGAAGTGCAAAGATGATTGATGAAGAAATCCGCGCTCAACTGAAACGCATAGACGAAGCTGAAGACCTGAGAGTGTCAAGCTGGGAAGCTGGGTTCATTCAGAACATTCTCTATGGGTGGCCTACGAAGAACTTCCCAGAGAGATCAACAGAAATGGTTTCTTTTAGGCTTTCAAAGAAACAGCACATTAAGGCAATGGAAATCATTAAACGGTACAAAATAGATGCTTCTGGCGGACAAGAAACAATCACGAAGCTGCCACCCGGAACGGAGCGGCACTTTAGAAAGAGGATATAATGGGCTCAGAACATCACGGTTCACGAGCAGATGATAAGTACTTCAGAGAGCGGTTTATGGAGCAAATGGAAAAGGATTCCGAGAGAACATGGCCCAATGGAAGAATTAGTGGAGAAGACGATGGAGAACTGGCCTTTATGGTTAGCTTTGATCCAGTGCATAAAACGATCCGCATCGACTTTCCGATGAAGGTTGATTGGCTTAGAATGTCACCAGAAAGAGCAAGAGGCTTGGCAGCTATACTTCTGGAAGAGGCTCAGAAAATCGACAACATCGTTAAAACAGAGATTGATAAACTTTGATCCGAAAGAGCTATAACAGAAGAAAATAATAAATAACTCCTAACATGAAAGGAAAGCCATGCGTCTAGTAAGCGGTATAGGATCTGAAGCTAGCGGGGCTTGCTGGATGTCAGCATTGCATTGGTACACCAGGATTGATCACTCCTGGAGTGATAACCCGCAATGTGTGTCACTAGTGGTACGCGAACTTTGTCTTGCACTGAATGATATGTGCCATGACGATGAGCGTGAGGAGTTCATCGGCCCACACTTGTTTACTCCGATTGGTACTAATGTTGGGCATAAGGCTGAGCAGTTGCGAGCTTATCTTTGTGCCGATTATGCCGTGCGGGTGTTTGCTCCATATGCCCTTGAAGTTATTGGGCTAAATATGGAGGCTGCTAAACTTCGTAGTCTTAAGCCGATCTGTGGCAAAATTTCTTCGGCGGCGGCAGCGGAGGCGATGGCGAAGGTGGCGATGATGAAGGCGGCAGCGGCGGATTCGGCGGCTCCGGCGGCATGGGCGACGGCGGCATGGGCGATGGCGACGGCGGCAGCATGGACGGCGGCGGCGAAGGCGATGGCGAAGACGATGGCGGCGGCGGCGATGGCGGCGGCGATGGCGACGACGGCGATGAATGTGGCGAATGCGGCGAGTGCGGCGGCGGAGGATGCGATGGAGACGGCGGCGGCAATGGCGGAGAAGGCAGTGGCGGTCAAAATGATGGACCATGATCGACTAGCTATGGGGCGGAAAATAAAATCTTCGTTGCTCCGGTTGATCCTTGAATGTTGCGCAATCGGTACACGAAGGGAAATCCAGACGACTAAAACAAAAGAAGAAGTGTTCGCAATGCTCGAAGCTGGAAAGTGAGAAATGACAACCCCACATCGCTGTCCATTGTGTCTAGGCAAAGGAACCATAACATGCCTTGATGTGCCGACCGAAGTACCCAGTACCAATATGAACAAGCGTACATGTCATGCTTGCAACGGGTTGGGAATCGTTTGGGAGCCGGTAAAAGACACTGGCACCGTTAGAACCGATTGGAATGAAACACGCCCTTAAATTTAAAGATTTCTCTTCATTTCTTTTCTTGGGGCCGGTGGCAACTTCGCTATCGGCCCTTTTTAATAAAGGATACACAATGGACCGAAGTGGATACTATGATGATGATTGTGAAGCGACAAATTTGTGGAGAGGAGCAGTTCTTCAGACTATGAGCAGTAAAAGAGGAGTGGCATTGTTACGCGAACTATATACATATCTATTGCAGCTTAAATCAAAGAGGCTGTCGTATGGATTTCTATTTGACCAATACGGAGAAATGTGTACCGTCGGGGCGCTTTGTGCGAGTAAGGGTATAACAGCCGAAGACCTTAAGGATGACACGTCGGCTGAAGCTATAGCTGAAAAACTCAACTGTAAGGCCACATTTCTTCGTGAAATAATGTACAACAATGACAGGTATGGAGAAACCGAAACGAATGAAAGACGATACGAAAGGATTCTAAAATGCCTGGATAGCAAAACGATATGTCAGACGAATACCAAAGAGATCAAATGCGCAAGTATCATAAGAGATTTGAAGAACAAAATGTAGCAACTATATTACGTAAGAATCCTAACATTGGGCAGTATATATTGGCAAGTGATCTATCACAGACACGGAGGGTTCTTTAATGGCTGACTATAAGGCTTTCCTTGAACAACTTTTCGGCAAGGTTGGGGTCGAAAGCGATAAGTCTTTTCACCCCTTTATCTCTCACGACCCCGAGGGAGACTGCATCCAATTCTTCACGAAGCCAGATAGCTACCATGCGAAGCGCCTTAATGACCTATTAACGGTTTATCTGAGCCACGAAACCGGCGAAGTCACTGGCGCCATGATAAAGGGCGCTAAGAGATTCTGGCGCGAAACCCTCAAAAAGCTAGAAAAAGAAGATAATATATGCAACTACTGGATTACATTATAGCTAATGTATCTCCACTACAGTTTTATAATGAATTCATAGAAAAAAAATATAAGAGAAAAAATCAAGAAAATATAAATATACCTTGTTTATTTCACTATGATAAAAAGCCTAGTTTAAGTTTAAATGTACAAAATGGAAAATGGTATTGTCATGGATGTAAAATAGGTGAGAATTCAATAGTACATTTTCAGAGTCAACTAAATAAATGTAGTATTAAAGATGCTTGCTATTATATTTATAATAAACATGTAAGAAAAATAATACCAAAAAGTAAAGTAATAAAATATCATAAAAATTTACTTTTAACTCCATCTATACTTAAATATTTAACACATAGAAAAATAAGTAACGAAATAATAAAAGAGCATTTAATAGGATTTGATGATAGAAGAATAACTATACCTATATATAATAAATTTGGATTTTGTATTAACATACGCAGATATATAATCAATAGCAAAGCTAACTCAGAAGAACCTAAAGTAGTTAATTATACAGATTCAACAAGCTATAAATATGGTAGTCCTGTAGGATTATTTCCTATAAAATCTTTATTAAATATAAGTAAAGATGAACAAATAGTTCTTTGTGAAGGAGAAATGGATACTTTGTCTCTATTAACTACGGGTGTGCCTGCTGTAACTATGACAGGAGGTGCCGGTTCTTGGGCCAAAGAAGAGCAGTACTTGTTTGAGCTTCAAAAAGTTGTAATAGCTTATGATAATGACAAAGCAGGTACTATAGGTAAAAATATTGTATGTAAAGCTTTACAACATATAGCTAAAGAAATAAGAATATTAGAAATACCTCATAGTATAGGTAAAGATGTAAATGATTGGATTCTAAATGACGCAAAAATGAGGAGTAGTATAGAGTGGTATAAAATTATAAATAATATACAACCAATTATAATAAACAATGAAAACAATATAACTTTTTCTAGAAATAATTCTATACCTTTAGATAAAGCAAGTTTAGTTAAATATAGAGAGAGTGATGTAATCATCAACGGTCTAATAGCCGGAAAAGACTCTTGTATTTATAGCATACCAAGTAAAATAGAAGTTATAGTAAAAAGAAATTGTCATAATAAAAATTGTTCTAGTAAACGTAAAGGAAAAAGTAAAGATGTATTTATAAAAGCTGGAGCAGACATATTAAATATAATTGATAAGCCAAATGATTATATTAAAAAATTTGTAACAAGAATGGCCGGTTATAGATGTACTAAATGTGAATATAGAACAATAAAACATAATTATATAAATGTAGAACGGGTTATAGTTGTGCCAACAATAGATTCTAAGTCAGAAGAATATTTAAGAAAAATATGTTATTATACTGGGCATGGTTTAAAAGTAAACAAAGCATATAAATTATTTGGGGTTCCTACGGAACATCCAGAAACTCAAGAATCTACACTTATATTTAGTAATCAAGAACCTCTGCAAGATCAAATAGATACTTTTAAAATAACTCCAGAAATGAAGCTTGAACTAGATTGCTTTAAGTGTAGACAAGGAAAGCCCATATTAAAACATTTATTAGAAATAGCTGAGTGGCAGTCAAAAAAAGTAACAAAAATATATGGTAGGGCAGATTTACATATAGCTATAGACTTAGTATATCATTCAGCTAAAAGTTTTATCTTTATAAATGACATTGTAAAAAGAGGAATGTTAGACATCTTAATTATGGGGGATAGTAAATGTGGAAAGGGCGCTGTTGCTGAAGGACTAATGAAATTTTATAGTCTAGGAGACATAGCTTCAGGGGAAAACTGTTCTATTTCGGGTTTAGTAGGTGGTTGTGAGGCTACAGATAGTAAAAGATACATGATAAAATGGGGGATTATAGTTTTAAATAATAATAGATTAGTTATAATTGATGAAATATCAGCTCTAAATCATGAAGAAATAGCTCATCTTTCGAGAATTAGATCAGAAGGTGTAGCTGAAATTTTTAAAATAGCTAGAGAAGTAACAGAAGCTAACACTAGACTTATTTGGATAGGAAACCCAAAAGATGGCAAACAAATGGCATTTTACGATCATGGAGTCAAGGCTATAAGAGATTTAATCGGTGCTTCTGAAGACATCAGCAGGTTTGATTTTGCTTTAATTGTTTCTAGTGATGAAGTTTCTTCGGACCTAATTAACTCTATACATGACAACTACTTAACTAACGAATGCAATTTTACAAAAGAAAAATGTAAGAATTTAATTCTATGGGCCTGGTCAAGAAAACATGAACAAATAAGATTTTCTAAGCTCGCTGTAAAAAAAGCTCTTGAAACATCTAAACTTCTAGGTACACTATACAGTGCTGAAATTCCACTGATACAAATAGAAAATGTACGAATCAAAATAGCTAAAATTGCAGTAGCAATAGCTGCAAGATGTTTTAGTACAAATAAATCAGGTGAGTGTATAATAGTACTTAAAAAGCATATAGTAGCAGCAGTCAAATGGTTAAATAACATATATAGTAAGAAGAATACTTCATATAATACATTTAGTCAGCTAGTCAAAGAAAGGAAAATTATATCTAACTTAAACAGTATAGAAGAAATGTTTGATAGGGAACCAAAAGAATTAGTTGACGGTTTGTTTACTCAATCTATAATAACATCAAGTTTAATAAAGGATTATACGGGAAAAGATAATGTAGCTTCTGGAGAAATAATAGGAAGATTAGTAAGAACAAATTGTATTAAACAAATTAAACAAGGTTTCTATATGAAATCAACAGTGTTTACAGATTGGTTAAAAGAAAGGAGATTAAATAAAGAAAAAAAGAACGGTGAGTCTATAGTGTTGTAGTGTTTTTAACCCTGTAAGGATAGATATGCAAAAAGATTTAGTTCGTAGTGTTAGACTTGAAAGAGATAGGCTTAATAAGGTTTTACAACTTTTAGAAGGAACTGACCAACCACAAATTGCAGTTTCAACAAGTTTGAACAAGCCTACTCCTGTTAAACTTCTTAAGCCTACTGCACCTACAGTTTCTACTGATGGTGGTAGGGCTCCAAGAGGTCAAGTTAAAGAAGATGCTTATGTAATTGTAGCTAGAGCTAAGGGAAAACCTGTCGCTGTTGCATCTGTAGTTGAACAGACAGGAAAACCTTACTCACAAGTCTATCTTACTATGAGTAAAGACAGCAGGCTTAAAAAAGTGGGGAAAGCTTTATTTGCTATAGCTGGTGTAGCTAGTGGGGCTGGCGTAGTTAGTGGAGCTAGTGTAGGTACTGTAAAAAAACTAAAAAAGATAGTTAGGGCTGTACCACAAGAGGAGCCTGAAGAACCTTCTGAGGAACCTGAGGAACCTGAAGAGCCTTCTGAAGATACTGAAATGGTAGAGTTTTCTGATGATGCTGAAGACACTCAGGTAACAGAATAATTCTATTAACCTTGGCTGTTTTTCCTTTCTTTTTCTATTGCACCGTGTTCTTTACCTCTTCAGAAGACACGGTGCTTTTTTATTTTTAGAATATATAATATGGCTGAATCAATAGCTCTTTTTTGGATTTTAGCATGTGTAGTATATTCTATATTTATACTTTTATTGCCAATATTTGTATACCTATGTTATGCTATGCTAAAAGATTGTAGTAGATCATTGATTAAAATTCATGATGCAATTATTAGACAGACAAATATACTTGAAGTTGAAACTATTACGAAACGCGAATTGTCAAAAATGTCTACTACATAAAGGGGTAAAATCAGTATGTATTATTGGTAGAGGTTATGGTAAGATAATGCTTGTGGGAGAGGCCCCTGGAGAAACTGAAGATAGATTGGGTTTACCTTTTATTGGTAGGTCTGGAAAATGGCTTCAAAAATGTATAAACGTTTTAGGGCTAAAAAATAATGTCTATATAACCAATGTAGTAAAATGTAAGCCACCAAATAATAGAAAACCAAAATGGAAGGAAATAGGTGCGTGTTCTAAATATCTAATGTCCGAAATAAAGCTATTAAATCCTAAAGTAATAGTAGCTATGGGAAAAGTAGCTACAGAAGCTTTAGCATTTAAAAGTATTAGAGGTTCAGAAGGAGCATTCTTTAGAAATTCTGAATTAGGAAATTATTATTGTATTTCTACTTGGCATCCAGCTTATTGTTTACGAACTGGAAGGCCGACAACCACAGAATTTTTTGAGCATTTAAAATTAGCCAAGAGATTTATATGGAAGGTAACATAATAACCGTTGATACAGAAACTACAGGATTAAATCCATATAGAGGTCATAGAATTTTCTGTTGGGGTTATATGACAGATAAAGGTGAGTATGGATTTTGTTCTAAGTCTAAAGAATCTATAGCATGGTTAAAAAAGCTACTAAATGATTCCACTAAAACCATAGTATTTCATAATGCTAAATTTGATCTTAAGATGCTTATGTTTGAAGGTATTGATATATTTAATCTTAAAGCAGATATACATTGCACACTAATATTATCTAAACTATATAGTATAAGTGGAAAATATAATCTTAGAAGCTTAGCTCAACAATATTGTAATAGAGATACTACCGACAAAGATGAAATTATACTTTGGCTAAAAAGAAATGGTAGGCAGTTTGTAAAAGAAAATGGGAGGCCCCCTAATTTTAAAGATGCCCCTATAGAGCTAGTAAAAAAAAGGTGCTTGTGGGATGTAGAATCTACTTTACTCCTATTTATAGCCCTAAGAAAAAAGGTAACTTGGGATAAAGAATTATCTAAATTATACGATACAGAAAGAAAAATAATGTATGTATGCATAGATATGGAAAATACTGGTGTAAAAGTAGATAGAGCTAGAGCAATAAAATTAAAACAAGAATGTAAATGGGGAGTAAGAACTCTTCAAAAACTATTAAATTCTATAGTTTGTCCTTTACAAATAAGAGAAGAAAAAGTTATAGATTTTAAAGCTAATAGTAGTGCGCTTCATTTACCAGCAGCATTTAAAAAATTAGGTATAAGACTAGAATACAGAACAAAACCAAAAATAATAGGAAAAAACGAAGGTAAATGGTCTTTTGATCGTTATTCTATGTTACAGTATACTCATAAACATTTAATAAAATTGATGAGGGTATCTAGTGAAAAAGGATGGAAAATAAAAGACTTTTATAAAATCTTTGCAGCCCAAGTTAAAAAATATAGACTAAAAAAGAAAGATTGTTTTCCTGCTATAGTTCTAAAGATAAGAGAGCAAATAAAACTTATATCTACTTATTATGATAATATACTAAATGAATCTATAGTAAATACAGGAATACTACATGGAACATTTAATCCTTCTCAAGCTATAACAGGAAGATTTAGTTCTAGTAATCCAATTAACTTACAAAATATTCCAAGGCTTTCGGGTCCAAGAGAATGTTTCATTTGTAGAGATAATACAGTTAATGTATACTTTGATTATAAACAAGTAGAAATGAAATTCTTTGTTCATTTTGCTAAAGATAAGTTAATGGCTAAGGCCATAGAGGAAGATATACATATTTATGTGGCTACTCAAATATATAAACTTCCTAAAGAACAAATAACTAAAGAACAGCGCCAACGAGCAAAAGGTATAAATTTCGGTATTATTTATGGAGCAGGACCAAATAAAATTGCAGAGACTCTAACAAAAGATGGATTACCTACAAATGAATATGAAGCAAGGGTACTGTTTGAAAGTTACCATGAATCATTCCCATCTGTGCAAGAAACTACAAATAAAATAAGATTAAAGCTTCTTCGCGAAGGATACATCTCCAACCCTTTCGGTAGAAGGTACCACATTCCCACGCATTTGGCCTACAAGGGGCTCAACTACCTCTGCCAGGGTACCTCAGCAGACCTCATGAAAGAGAGCATGGCGAGGATCTGGAGCTTCTTAAACGTGAATGGTCTTAAATCTAAAATAATCCAGACAATCCACGATGAGCTTATTGTAGAGATTGCCATGGATGAGCAAGAAATCATACCTAGAATAAAATCTCTTATGGAAGACCATAAGAGATTTTTCTTACCAATTACTGTAGATATTTCTGTATCTACAAGCAGATGGAGTGAAAAAGAAGAATGGAAAATAACATTATAAATGGGGTGTCTACTTAAGCTCGAAGAATACCTATAGTTCTTAGTCCATCTAAAAGACTATTAACTTTATTATAAATAGCTAGTACTTCTGCTTGAACATAAGTGGCAGATATTCCACCTGTAAGATTAACTATAGTACCAGCATTTCCCCAAGCAGTTCCATCATAAAAGAAAAATCCATTTAGGACACCATTTTTAACATGCACAAAAAACCCTTTTTTAGGGGTAACAAAGACCCATCCACTATAGTAACAAGCTATTTTATTTTCTTTCCCTGTCCATGCTCCAGTTGCTCCACTAGCAGCTACTATATATCTATCTCCATTAACAGGAGTCAATGGAGGTGTAGCTTGTATCTCTAAACAATGAATATGCACAAGGGCATCTAGTACATTAAGTGCTTCATTGTGTGTAATTTCTCCGCGTACTTGCCCCTCTTCAATATACCCTAAAACTAAGTTTGGTGTATTACTTGCCATGTATTATACTGTTGCTATTTTAGTTATAACAGCTCCATTACCTATCCCATATCTTACACTTTGTTGATATACTGTAAATTCTATAGTTTGTCCAGTTAAAATACCATCTATATTTTGCTCTTCATTTGTATAAATAAAAGAACTGGCTAGTATATTAAACTCTCGCTTTAATACTTTATTTTGATTTCTAATTTGAATGTGAAATGATCCAAAGTCTGCACCAACTGGTTGCCAAACAGAAGTATTTAAAACTCTAGATATAGCTCTAGTTCTAAAAAAATAAGCAACTTTTATTCCTGTATTAAATCCAGCCTTCATGTCATTGTCAGCAGTTATTCTAGCTGGAGAAAACGGCCTAAGAGTACTTCCAACTAAAGTTTGTTGCTGCGCTGCTACATCGGCAACAATTTGTCCTGGAGCAGCAACTTTAAAATATTTGGTTACTCCAACTTCAGATATATCTATAGGTTGAAAGTTTAGCACATTCTGATCTAACAAAACGAAGCGCTCTCCAGCAACATGAGTACTAACAAAAGGTTCTGTATCTCTTAAACCTCTTAACAAGTTAGATAGAGTATAAGTAAGAGTAGCTGTAAGAGTAGCCGTACGAAAACCTATAATCTCACTACCAATAACAGCTATATTTTGACCTTGCATTACTTCATCTTCAGTTTTACTTTCTAGTGTTCCAGAATTTATTCTAACACTTACTGTATTGATTCTATCCCAATAACCTACCGGGCCGGCTAAGAGTCTATTTGATGAATCTATTTTAAAAATACGTATAGCATCCCCACAAGTAGATCCATCATCTTGTGCAGTAAGAATTACATTTTTAACACCAGCTACAGTAACAACATGTTCACCTAAAAATATCCATTTATCCCATAAAAACTCATTAGATTGATCTAGTGTTGTTGTAATCGTGCCAGTATCATGATTAACTTCATATTTAGCTTTTTTAGTTCGTCCTGACCCACCAGTAAATCTAGTGAACACTCTGTAAATTCCTACAGAAGAATATGTAACATCCCATTTAATTGTAGCCCCATTTGTTACAGTAATTCTAGAACTACCGCCATGGGGAGCAGTTCCAGAAGTAGATAATAACCAAGGACCAGTGAGCATAACTCCACTATCTTCATTATCTACTATTATTTCTGTTTGATTTATTTGAACAACAGTATCTCCTAAAATAGCTTCCTCTACAATTGTATTTTCAAACTCTACAGCATCAGAATTTATACCTTTGTATAAAACCGCTCCTTGCCATTTTTCGTTAGGATTATAATTAGCTGCTAAAAAATAATAACCAGCCGTATCTAAATCAATATCACGCAATGGAGCAATATCTACAATTTCTAATTGAACAGTAGAAGGTCTAGTTATTTTTGGAACTGTTTGTACTGTAGATGCACCAGGGGCAGAGAAATCTGATATATCCTCTACAACTCCAGTAAATTCTGCAATATTATCATTTCCACGAGATACCTTTTGAATCATGATAGAAAAATTTTGCCCAAATGCTGTAACAGTAACTAAATCACCTTCTTCTATTTGTATATAATGAGGAGGTAATTTAAAAGTTATTAGCTGTTGATTTCTCCAAGAATTCCATAAAATTCTACCAGCAATACTTCTTGCTTCTGTAGCATTTAATGTCATTCCTAAATCAAAAGATTGTACACTATCTACAGCAAATTTAATTCTTCTCTCACCTTGAGTAGCTTTTTGCCAATCTAGTGCAGGATCTATGTAATTGATATTTATTTCAGCAGGTAAATTAAATTCCTCTATCTCATCGAATTCTACAGGTCTAGAAGTATCTTGTCCAAATATATGAGCAGCTAAATCCGAAGATGTTACAGTTAATAAAGATTGAGTATTTCTTAGTTTAAAAACTAGTTTGCCATTACTTTCTTGAACAATTAGATTATTAGCTATAAGTAAAGGTTCTAAAGCTATTCTTCCAACCGTAGGCCCAGGTAATATATAACCTCTTAAATTTCCTGTGACAGCAGATACATCATAATCTGTTGCTGTAAATCCGTAAAGCTGTAAAATTTTTCCTATAGCTGTAGAAAGTAAGTATGGACTAGCATCGGCTTCAATTAAAAATTCAAACTGTGGTATTCTGTTTCCATATTCTTGTAGAGCCAGCTCTTCTAAGACTACGTAAGCAGTCCCACGAAAACCTGGTACAGAACCTTCATAAGCATCTATCAAAGGATCAGCATTTTGAGTCTCTGTACCTGTATAGAAAGTAAAAGCTTTAACTTGTCTAGGATCAAATTTTTCATTATCTTGAGATACAGTGACTAACGCTCCAGCAGCTTCAGTTTTTGCCGGTCCTATATTATCTTCGCTTGTAGCACTCAAAATAAAATGTATACATGAAGCAGTAGTAGTGAAATCAGCATTTTTACGAGTACTAAATATAACCCAAAAATTAGTATTATTACCTGCGGTAACAAATCCACTAACACGAAGAAGAGGTTTAGCACCACCTCTAAATTTGGTAAAATCAATAATTGTTTCTGGAGCAGTAAACTCTATATACTTAGAAAAAGTTCTATCAAAAATATTATTACTTCTTCTTCTTTCAGTTTTAGTTCTTATAATTACTTTAGCAGATATTTGATTACTAGTAAATGAAAAGTCAGGTTGGTCATCATAAAGAAGTTTACTATCTGCCCAGATTTTTTTAATCTTAGATATAGGCCCTTTAGCCATAGCTACAGCTACATTAGCATAATATTTATACTTTATTACTTTATCTCCCCCACTAACACCTTTACCACCTCGATCAGCTTTCTTTTGAATAGGCGGACCTATCCAGATAACTGTGCCAGTTGTACGGCATTCTGGACCTATACATATATTTATAGGACCACCTTCACTAAAATTCTGTAAGTTAAGCTCTCTAAGTTTGCCTACTTTTATTGCTGGGGTAGGAAATAAAGCAGGATATAAATATTTAGAATCAACATATCCTCCTATAGTTGCGCCAATTGCGGCGCCAACAGGACCACCAATTGCAGCACCAACAATAGTAAGAGCTACAGTAGCCATGATAATTAAGAAACTCCAGGAACTTGATAAGCGCAAATAAACTTAGCTAACCAAGCTTCATCTAAGACATTCTCTACTACTTTACCTACTGAAGAATGAGTATGTATAATACCATAATCTGTTGCCATAGCTATGTGCTGAGGTCTCTTAGTTGTATCATTTATCCAAAAGACTAATAAATCTGCCGGTTTATAATTATAACCTACAGATATAGTCAGCTCATCAAAGTATTTTAACATACCTTTACCACGAGGAGGGCACCTTCCATACTCTTGAAATTCTTGGCGATCTAAATTGCTTATACCAACCTCCATTAGTGCTCCTATAATAAATCCAATACAGTCTACTCCTATTCCTTTTATTCTCCCTTGGTGATGATAAGGTGTACCTAGCCATGTTCTAGCTTGTTCTATTACTTGTTGTCTAGAAATCATAACTATTAAAAGTTTGTAATCTGTGAAGCTTTATCAAGACCAGAAATGAATGGAAAACCACCAAAATTTATAACATTAGCAAATTTACTCAAACATGTTGCTAATAATTTATCGCATCCTGGAGTAATCTCAAATGTTCCACTTACTGATATATCAAAAGTAGTTCTAAGTAATAAAGAAAATGTTATAACATTACCAACAGCAGCCGTAGAAGTCCTAACTTCACTAAATAAAGTATTGTTAACTCCACTAGTCCATTTTATAAGACCAAATGCAAAATAACCTAATGCTTTACCAGCAAATCCAGTATGACTAGCTGTAAAATTAACCCTGTCTACAACAGAATCAACACTAACACCAATAATTTTTAAAGTAGGCAAGTCAAATTTACAACCGGCATCACCCAGTTCATATCTACAACCACCTTTAAAAATATCTCCAACAGAAAATCCTAAAAGATATGTTAAACCTTCTATTTCAGCTTCCCAAAATTCTTTATTAAACTTAGTTTTTCTAACAAAATATTTAGTTGTTCTAATAGCACCTACCCAAGGATACATCCAATCTACTAAAAGTTCTTCTATAATAGCTCCTCTATATTTACCCTCACGTAAATTTTCTGCTGTTATACTTGCACTAGAAATCATACCCGAAAATTCTACATTCTGCCCATTTAAACTATCTTCTTTCTCTCTTGCTGTAGCATTAAAACCACCAATTGGTGTAAATGTTTCTACACCAAAGATTATTTTACTATTATGGTCTGTAAACCTAAATATAATACCGTCTTTTCTAGTAATTCTCCAACAAGTACATAATCTATGTGTTCTACTACTATAAATATGTTGTTCAACATTTTTATTTATAGTTAGCATTAAGCACCTATGAAAACAGAGGTATCTCTACCAATTATTTCATCAAGAAATAAAGTTCCAGTAGTTCCAATGTCAATACCTTGTGTTGCACCAATTCTACAATTTGAAGGACGAGCTTGATCGAATACATCCTGACCACTTACAGTATCTTGTAAAACTCCATCCACCCATAATTTTGTCGTAGCATCTAGAGACACCGCTGTAGTTGATCGTTTAAGTTCTATTTCTATATAATGAGGAGCATCACTGATAGTTATTTCTGCTGTCTTTACTAGACCTGCTGGAGCATCATTTCTAAAGGCACCAAGAACCTTATAAACACCAGAAGTTCTATGTAGTCTTAGGTAAGCTGCTTCAGCATCTCCAGGAGTATAGAAAGAAACAAAATTAAATTCATCACCATTAGCCATAGTAAGAGTATTCGGATCAATATATATCCTAATTCGTAAATAATCTGTAGTCCAGTTTATGTCCTTTCGACCATAAATAACTCCAGTATCATTTAAAAGAACACTTAAGCCCCTAGTCGTACCATTTAAAGCTGATGCAGCCGTAACAGATAAATCCCCACCACCTGTAACACTACTAGTATATTCTGAAAAATTACCTACCTCATGAGTTATAGTAAATAAATCACCCTTTACAAACTGCCCTGCAAATGCAGTTGCTACCGTAGTAGTACCTCTAAAGCCTTCAGTAACATAAGTTAATCTATTGACTATAAATGTTGTTCCAATAGTAGTACTACCAGCAAATGTTTTATCAACTCCCATTCCTGGCATAAGTCCTATATCCGGAGTTATAGTCATTTTCTCTAGATATATTTTATCATTTAGTACTACAGTTATAGCAGGAGTAACTGTTATGTGTGTAGCATCAGTAATGCTAGTAATAGTTACTAAAGCATTAGCACCAATAAATACTTTATCGCCAGCATAATGATTTGTTGCCCCCATAAACCAATAAGAATCATCTACAGTAATACTAGTTATGGCTGTTCCAGCAAGAGTAACCTTAGCTAATTCCATTCCTTGATCTACACCAGAAGATCCTGGAACCTCTTTAAAAGCAATAAAAAATTCTCCGAGTCTTTTTTGACTAAACAAAGCAGGATTAGCATCGAATGTATCATATAGAGCTGGATTTGTAAAAACAGGAGCGTTAATTATATTACTTTTAAATACTGTTCCATGAGTATTCTGGGCTTCTGTAACAGTAAAATCCTGAACAGGTTCACCTTTTATAAAGATTGTTTTTGTTTTTGTACTATCTGCTATACGATTTTTTTCAAACAACCAATCTTCCCAAGGAAGAAAAGCATCATGAATACGAATAGCATAACTAGGAGATTCAGATATGCTATTGTTCCTAAACTTATGTTTAGCTGCTGTAATAACTCCAGCAGAAGTATTATATAAAAAAGCTATGCCATTTAATTTACATTTATGAATGACATTATTATATACTTTTATATGACTGTGATCTTTATATATATCAAAATAATGAATCTCAAATCCATTAGTATACTCAGCAGGTAAACCAGTAGAAAATATTTGTCCTGAGTTAGCCCCTATAATTAAGCAATTTCTGAGAATAGATTTCTCAGACATAAACCGAACAACTTCAGTATCGCCTTTATTTCCTTCACTATCCCCAGGATGTTCATCCGTACCATTCCAGTTACAATCTAAGAAAGCACAATCTTCTACAAGTATTCTACTTGAAGCAGTTCTAGTTCTAAGGACTATAGACCTACTCCAAGGATTTCTAAATAAACTATTTCTAACTATAACATTAGAACATTCAGTAAAAGCTAAGTTAAGGTGAGGAGCAGAAGATTGACTAAAATCACAATCTTCTACAAATATATGTGAGGCATCCTTAATATGAATTTCATCTCCATTATACCATTTATTACATATACAACGTGTAAACCTATAATCCTGACCCCATTGAAACTCTATACCAGTAGATGCTCCTAATCCTTGAGTAGCATCAAAAGTACAATCATAAAATTCTATGTTTCTTTGACTACCATTAGTACCAGTTGTTCTAAGCCAAGCATGTCCTATAGAGGTCCATTTAATTCCTCTAAAAGTAACATAACTAACATTTAATACTCTACAAGGTCCAGTAATTATTGGAATTTCTCCAGGGTAGTTTTGGTAAGTAATCAAATTACCGGCCGTACCAGACAAGACAGTACTATTTATACTATCTAAAATGTGATTAGAACTATTAGGATAAGTACCTCCCCTAAGAGTAATCTTTCCTCCAGCAGTTACTAAAGAGGCAGCTTGTTTTAAAGTATAAGGATCAGCTAAACTACCTGTGCCTGAACCTGTAGCAGTAGAACTAACTATATTAGCTGTAGCAAATACTCCAAAATCACTTTTAAAAGAAGTACTAGTCTGTAATAAAGCTGAAAACGTCTTAATATTTGGAGATCGAATGATTCCTGCAAAACTAGTTCCTATAGTTGTAATTCCAGCAAATGTTTTAGATGTTCTACTTTCCATAGTAGACATCCAAGGCATAGCTATAATTGTTGCTCCAGCTATAGTTACTATATTTTTATTAGGACTACCTTGCATAGCTTTAGTATGAATAATCCATTGACCTGCCACAGTAGAATTATCAACTAATAATAATATAGCTAGTTGATTTTCTGTTAGAGTACCTATAGTAACTCCATTATTGTCTGCTACCGTAATGACTCTAATTCCTATGTTACAAATATGAAACATAGGACCACCAATTTTTAACTTAGTGGCATCTGGCATTTTCACTTTTAAGCCAAGAACAGTAGCTTCAATACTTCTAATTCTATTACCCTTATGAGTAAGAGTTAAATCTGCTGATATATTATTATAAGCAGCATTACCATAGAATTCAGCTTCAGTTATCATGCAAGTAACCAGATTTTAGAACCAGAAGAATTTATTGACAAAACAATTACTCCAATAATTCCAGCAGCAATAGTACCTACAGTAGTCCCCGTTGATGTACGTACTTCTACAAGTGCGGAACCTTGATTTACTAAATAAAAATGTGGGCCACCTGTAGGTATATTAGTGGTAACAGGAAGATTTATTTTCCACCCAGCAGCATTGGCTTGAAAAGTATGTACTCTACCTTGGTTAATAGAAATACTTATGCTTGCTGATAATATTCCATGGTCTGTAGCGCCACCAAAAAAGAATTCATCTTGTATCTCTGTACCATCCTCATTTATTTCTATAATAGGTATATTATCTAAACCACCTGATTCAAAACTATCTATACTAAGATCAAATACCTCGTCTATTTCAGCTCCAAATCTAACAGAAGTATCAAATGCACAACCGGCAGATACTACAACACTTGTTGCTGGTGCTGTAGTAAATGTCACTATTCCATTTGTAGTATTGACTGACCAACCACTACCTTGACTAACTCCACCCAAGCCTACAACAGTAGTTCCAGCTACAGGTTTAGTTATATTCCTTGTTCTTGTAATACCACCACTAACATATTTTTTAATTATTTGAAATGTTGTTTTAGTAGCATCACCTGTTCCTATATCTACATCACCAAAAGCTGGAGCTGATCTATGATCGCTAGCTGTAGTAAAATCTAAAAAATCTTTATATCTAAATCCAAATGCTGGCCCTTGTCTAGCAACATAAAAACTAAGTAAAGTAGATAAATCAGCAAAAGTTTTTACACCGTATTTAGCATTGTATTGCCGTCTAGCAGAACTCCATCTAGCGACTCTTTCTTCTGCTCCAGAGTCCGTTTCTATGATAGACGTAGAAAAACCAGGACCACCAGAAGAACCATACGATATATTAGTCGGAAATAAAACTTCATGGAAACCTATGACAGCACCTACTCTCTTCCAGCACTAATTCTTCTAAGACTAGACACTATTTGTCTTTTAGATCGTCTAAAGCTATTGGCATCAGGGGTATTAACATATATATTTATTATAGAAGCCCCACCGCCAGAAGTATGCACACCTAATCTACCACTGGAGTCTCTAGCTAAAGGTAGAATACCTTCAGTTTCAGTTTCAGACATCATACCTCTTTTACCAGAAGCAGAATATAAACTTGTAGGTTCAGATATAATGCTACCATACTGATATTTTACTGGTCGCGGACCAGAACCAGTGTCTATTGTAGCCACACCATCAGCCTCATCACCAACTCCTCCACTAAAAATACTTGTACCTATTTGAGTTACTAAATTTGCTACTAGTTGTCCAGCAGGTTCAGTAACAGCTTTTCTAATTACTGCTGTACTAAGACTTCTTAGTAAATCTCTTAAAATATCTTTAAGCTTAGCTGTTTGAAATATAAGTTTATCTAAAGCATCAGTAAAAGCATTACCTATCTCATCAGCAGTTTGTCTTAATTTATTTAATGTCTGTAATGTAGATATAAGCTTACCAAGAGCTTTTACTTCTGCATCTACAGCAATTTTTTCCTTATCACTTAAATCTCTAGTAAGATCATATAATTGAAGCTGTTTTTCTCTTTCATTATTAGATAAACTTAAAACATCTATTTCTTTTCGTATTCTCTTTGCTATATTTTCAATTTCCCTTTGTTTATTTAATGTCTGTAATGTAGATATAAGCTTACCAAGAGCTTTTACTTCTGCATCTACAGCAATTTTTTCCTTATCACTTAAATCTCTAGTAAGATCATATAATTGAAGCTGTTTTTCTCTTTCATTATTAGATAAACTTAAAACATCTATTTCTTTTCGTGTTCTCTTTGCTATATCAGCAATTTCCCTTTGTTTATTACCTATATTTACCAATCTCAATAATTCTGTGTATTTATCTATTTGTTCCTGAGTAATAATAGCATCATTCTGTGCAGCTATTCTTTTTACATCATATAATTCAAGTTCCACTTCTCTAGCATTATTAACTAATTTAATGACGTTTAATTCTGCCTGTTTTCTACTAATTAAATCCTGTATTCTAAATTCTGCTGCTTCTTGTTGTCTTGTCTTTGGTCGATATGGTTCTTCTATTTGTAATGGTCCAACAAAATCAGGAGGATACGGTACTGATGGTGCTACATAATTTTCTGGTAATGGAGGCCCTTGATCTACGTATGGTTTAAGTATACCTAAACCTATTCTTATTCTATCAGCTCCTCTTTTAGAAATTTCATTTACATCATTCCAATAATCTACCCATAACTTTTTAGTTTCTCTAACATCATGAGAACTAAAAAAATCTACTAGAAATTTACCAAACCTAGCAGCTTCCTCTATATGTGTACTAGTTACATCTTTCAATATAGCGGTTCCTGGCATAAGTCTATAACGTACTCTATTTAATGTAGTACTTATTTTCTCCCACTCTTGTCCCCATCCAGCTAAAGCTCTTATACCAGCATTTATTACAGTAAGTAAATCCTTGATAGCACCAATAAGACCAGCTTCACCAGTATCTACAGCTATTTGCTGAAATGTAGAACTAAGCTTATTAAGTTTAGCATTTATAGATTCATCTAGCATGCCTGAAAATTCTCGTACAGTACCACCTGCATTTTTTAGTAAGCTAATAAATTCTTCTATTTTAGTTGTAGATTTAAGCATGTTAATTACATCTACAACATTTCTACGCTCGAATAAAAATGGAGCTTTACCTATGTCTATTTGTACCTTATTATATGCTTTTAGTACATCTACAAATTTATGTGTTATAGGACTAGCTTCATCAACATTCTCTATTAACTCTTCTAATACTCTTCGTTGCTCTTGAGTTGGTCTTATCATAGTTATTAGTGTACTTCTAAGAGCCGTACCAGCAGATTCTCCAACTCTTCCAGCATCAGCTAAAACCACTAATAAAGCAGCTACTTCCTCTATTTGATTACCAGCAGCAGAAAATATAGGTCCAGCTTTTTGAAATGCTTCAGTTATCTCACCAATATTTGTTTTACTAAGTCCAGCAGCTAAAGCAAAAACATCTGTGACTCTCTCAGTTTGATCTATACCTAAACTAAATTGTACAAGCGCATCTGTAACAGATTTTACAGCTTGTTCCATACCAATCATACCTACAGAAGCAAATTTCATTATAGGCGCAAGAGCTACCATTACATCTTTAGCACTAAAACCAGCTTTAACTAAAGTAGTTAAACCTTCTGTAGCTTGTATAGCAGAAAACCTTGTTGCATTGCCCATTTCAAAAGCAACATCTTTTAACTCATTAAAACTTCGTATTTGTTCTTGTACAGGTACCCTAGGATCTATTAAATGACCTCTTAATCTAATAAGAGCTTCATCCATTTCTCTAATAGTATCTATGCTAGCTTTTATACCGCGCAAGGCAGCAAAAGCAGCTCCAAAGGCTAAAAAGCGTGTAGTGAACGCCGCTAAATAACTAGAGCTACCTATAAGCTTTCTATCTAAGCTCCCCATAGAAAGATTAAGACGATTAACCGTTCCAATAGTTATACCCATCTGAGTTGAAAGCTGAGCTAAAGCAGTCTGTGCTTGCTTACTTTGTATAGCGAGACTTAGCGTAGCCATTTATTTCTTAATAGAAGCAGAGTAGTATTTTAACCATTCTGTGTCTAAGCACAGAATATAATCTAAATATTCTCTTCTTTCTTCCAAGTCTATTATACCAAAAAAATCTAAAGTATTTTTTATATCTGTAATACTCAATGAACAAGGAGAAAATCCTACTTGTCTTGTACCACAAAGCACTAAAAAAATCTCCCATACTATAATCAAATCATTATATAGTATAGGAGCATTATTTAGTACCTCAGATTTACCAATCCTTATATATTTTTTAGCATGTCTACCTATGGAGAATTCCCATTTGAAGAACTCAACAAGTTTCCCAAGGATTCGCTTCTCTCTTCCACTTTAAAATTAGTTGCATCACTAGAAAGTTCTATGACTCCTCTATAAAACTCGGGAATGGACTCAAATAATTCTAGTGCCTTTTCATAAGAATATTGTATAGTTTTTCCCTCATCATCTTCCATATTCTTCCAATCTAAAAGAATATGTCTAGCCATAGCCTTGCGTCTAAAAGATTCTATTAAATCTATAGTCTTAGGATCATCATTTAATCTGATTTGACTTATATGACCCTTCGACAATTTTCTAAGACAGCTAAGATAATTTATATTATCCATCCTAGCAATTTTAACCATTAAGTCAGCCCCAAAAGTAACCCAACCACCTTCTTCCTCCTTTAACTTATCTGTCTTCAGGCTACTTATTTTAAACGCCATATAACTCCTTAAAAATTACCGGGTTATCTCAAGGAAGAGTAACCCGGTAATACAGCCAAGAGCATTAACACTAATATTATGCAGCAAATCGGGTAATACTACAAGTTAATGTTTCTGTAGCATCCATAAAAGCACTAAAATTCAAGTCTGCTATGATATCTTGATTTTGGCCTCCAGCCACACGTTGCCCACTAGTAATTTTTACTTTTGGGAAATCAACTACGTAAGCATTACCAGCAGTATCTTTAGCCACTAAACCAAGTCTAGTATTTGTAAAATTTAAGTATTTATCAAAAAGCACTTTAGTATTAAAATAAGCTTGCAAACTACCAGTAACATCTATTTTTCCAGTACCTAAAGAAATAGCGCCAAGGGTACCTATCTGTGTTCTAGCTCGTAAATTATTCTTGAGTTGAAAACTAAATGCAGTTACTTGAGCTAAAGAAACATTATTTTCTAGTAAAGCTACAATATTATCTACAGCATTCATAACATCATTAGTCGGAGCAGCAGTATAACCAACTCCAGACGATGCTGTAGCAGATGCTTCTTTAACTCCCATAAATTCAAAAGAACCTGTCAAAACCTGATCTAGAGCAACATTTAGTCCTATCTGTTCTACAGCCATACCAGTATATATAACAAACTCACTTGTAAGATCAACATACCTACGTTCAATAGCTCTTGTTTTAAGAGTAGTACCATTCTTAATACGAGCCCCTTGAACAAGAGTTACAGAAGGTCCAGCAGCTTCAGTAGCAACAGTTCCACCTACTAAAGTAAGCTTTAAAGCAGCAACAACACTTATCTTAAAAAATCCATTGTTGGCCGCAGTAGCAAAACCAGAAGTCTTAACCCATTGATTTACAAGGAAACCATCTGTAACAAAACTACCAGCCGTTTTATTAAGAGAATTATCCCCAACGGCCATAGAGAATGTTGTAAGTGTTTGTGTAATTAAAGTAGTCCAAACAGCCGATAGAAGACCATCTTCTAGTAAATCATCATAAGCAGCATAACTAACTTCAGTATTTATGCCACCAGATGCTTTTAAATCAGTTCTAGCTACATAAGTAACTTGTCTATCTGATCTAATTTCAGCACTAGTAACAACAGAAGTTTCTTGCTTTAAAGACTCACTAGTAAGTCTTAAGTCTTTTAAAGTTCCCGCAGGATGCACCCCAAAAGTAACTTCAGGTATAGAATAAGATACTTGTACTCTATCACTGTCACTCATAATTTATTCCTTATTTTCAAGCAATGTCATCTGCATAAAACGGACATTGTACATTTATTTGCCACTCATTTTCCATTCTACCAAGCGTAATAACAGATGGTGTTTTAAATACAACACCTGTATCTGTTACTCTCCTAAATGCACTTTTTATAACGTCTACTATAACTAAAATAGCTTTGTCCCCTGCTTCTATAGGACCAAATATTTGAGCTATAGCTACTCCTGATGTTCTAAATCTATTAGTTTGTCCGCCTGTAGATGCTTGAAAAGACACTCCTGTTAGTATAGACCATCTAGCCCATATAGCATTGTTAGGTCTAACAAAAGGAGCATTATCATAAGCTACTTTAATACTCTGAGGCGTCTCTACTTGGTCCTTAAATCGTTTTCTAATTGTGTTATGTAAAGTTTCATGATTCATTATATACGAAAGAATTAAATTCTTACTAAGTCCGGGTATTTAGTTACTAAAGATTCTACAGTTACAGCTAACATTCCTGCTGGAGCTTGATGACTAGAACCATCCTCCAGTCTTTTAATATAATCTACATTGTTAGTTATAAAAATAGTTTCATTCGGACTAGCTCTAGTAATTTCTGGTGTCTCTCTGCCTAAAGGAATAAGTCCGCCTACTTCTAGACTAGGAACATTTGTTTTATCTGCCCAGATTACTTGATCTTTATTATAACTAAGAGTACCAGTAGCAGGATTGCCTACAGTTATTTGCCAATTAAACCTAGCATTACCACTTTCTACTGGAGTCCTACTAATCAATTGTTGCAAAGCATCTAGAGTTATTATTTTTCTATATGCATCAAAGTCTTTTCGCATAGCCACAGTAAAAGCTTGTAATGATGCAATAAAAGGTTGTAATCCTACTACAGCCATAAACTTATTCTCTTAGTTGTATGTTATACATACCAACTAAATCACCAGTATACACTTTTTCTAGCGCTACAGTTCTATATATCTTAGAATCTATGGTTATTTTCATACCAACAGCAGGAGTAAACTTCAAGCTCTTAGCCGCTAAACTAATTAAAAGGTCTTCTTTTCGAATAAGATCATTATTTACATATCTAATATCAAAAGACTGAGGAGGTGTTACAAATTCAGTATATGTCTTAGACGTTGTAGTTGTTAGTCCTGTAGCAGGGTCAAAAGTATTTGTATCTACAGTAAATATTACCTTTTTACCATACTTAGCTATGGTATCTTTTATTTTAGGAACTAAAGTATCATCTAGTACTGTCATCCGCGTTCAACAAAACCAACAGGCTGTACTATTCCACGAAGAAAACTATGTAAAAGAGTAAACTTTTTAAGTCCGGTCTTACCTCCAGAATATACTATTTTTTCTCGTACAGATCCTACTTCTATTTCAGTACTTTCTATAAGCCCTATATCCGAAATGTCTGGAGATAAACTACCAGAAGACTCTAGTTCCTTTAGAGCAGCTACAGCTACAGCATTTTTTAATGCCACAGGAATAACTGTACCAGAAATTAAGTACCCATCAACAGTATAAGCAGCTATTCTAGGCCAAGCCAAAGCTTGAAGCTCACTAGCTTTTAAACCAATCCATGACCCATGGTAAAAAGAATCTAAATACTGAGTAGCAATGCGTAACGCTATCTCTTTCTCATTATCTCTAGCTTCTTTCCAAGCAGCAGGACATCCATGAGCATCATGATAGGTATTAGCACTAGCTACAGATATATAAGATTCAGAAGCAGTCTTTCCTGTACCATCTTCTACTACTAGAGCCATAGCTATACAAGCTTAGTTAGATTTAAATTTAGGAATAGGCTTAATAGTAGGAGGACTAGAGGCACCGATTGCCGGTGGTTGTGGGGTGGCTTCAGTTAACAATTGATACCCCTTTGCCCTCCATACTAATAAATCTTTCTGAGCAATAATAATTTTACCTTTAGGCCCGATTACCTCAACAGTAGGATATACTTCGAAATAATCAGCCATTATTCGTGATAAGTCCTAACAGCCATTTGTCTATTAAGAACTTTTACACCATAAAGTACATCCAGAGCTACTCTTACTTCGCTACTATCTCCAATATAGAAGAGTCTAGACCTAAGAGCAAGTCCAGTAATAGGATCTGTAACAGTAGCTATTTTCGCCCCAAGCTCACCACCCATTTCAGAAAGAGGAGCCATAGCAAGACACATAGCATCACGATGAAAAAACAAATTCTGAAACCTAACCTTTGCCGTTCCATCTCCAGTTGTAGCAGTAATAACCTCAGCACTTGCAACAGCAGCAACTAATCCAGGTTCAAAAGCAAGACCGCCTGTGACAAGTCCAGTTGTTACTTCCACATTTTTTGCAGCAGTTAAGACATAGCTTTGAGAATGTCCGGCAAACTTAATAGTATCCCCAGCTCTAAAGAAATTAGTGACTGCTGTAGCACCAAACCCATTAGCAGTAATTGTTTTATCCCCTACAACGCCAGCAGCAGTAGTAGCACCAGTAACATCGGCTCCACCAACACCAGTAGTAAAACTTCGCACATTCTGGTTAGCAAAAACTTCAGTGCCAAATCTTTTTCCAATTGTTCCACGCAATTGAGACTCAGCGCCCATTGGGCCAGCACCTTGGTATTGCGTAAATGCTGTCTGCCCAAGAAGATTCTGCTCTACAGTACCACTAACCATGTAATGAAGATTACCATCGGTAACGGGTACTTTATTATCAAACAAAGTTTTTCTTGGAGCAGTAATATCTGCTATAGCAGAACCAGGAGTAGCATTTAAAGAATACTGATATGGAAAGTCTAAATAAAGATCAGCTAATGTCATATCAATGTCATCAGCTAGAGCTACCGCAGCAGGTCGAATGTGATCGCTAATAATACGATCCCCAGTAATAGTAAGCTCCTTATCAGTAAGCTTAAATTTAACCTCCTTCCATTTATTAAGAGTTACGGCAACTGTTTCCGTAGCCAAGTCCGATACGGTAGCAGGGGCATCTGCTGCCGTAAAAGACGAAGGTCTACGAATGTTAATAACGTCACCACGTCCAAAAGCTCTTCGCTCTTCATCAATTCCACGAAATACCCGTGCAGCTAAACCCATAGCATCTTCTAGCTGTATAAGAGCATTTACAGCATAAAAAACTGGATTATAAGTATTAAGCGTATTAGCCATATTTTATTTTTTAAGAGCTAATTTCAAGAGATACTCCTGCTTTAGCAGCAGCCTCTTTAGCAGCCCTATACTTTCTTATATCTCTAGCGTCCCCAGCAGAAATAACATGATCTTTTCCAATACCTTTAGTTGGCTTTCCTGTCTCAGCCCCAATACCAGTTACACCAGAACTATCAAAAGCTCTAGCATAAACTTCTTTTTGAGACATTTCATCAACTAATTCAGCAATGGACATAGCCTCTGTTGATCCCTGCTTAGAACTAATTCTAGGTTGATTTTTTTCATCTAAAACTTCCACGATAGCCTTATTGCCATCTACTCGCCGGATTCTTGTCATTTTAGAAACTATAGGGAGAAGCAGTTCTACAGAACCTTTTTTACTAGCAATAGCTTGAGTAGCTGAAGCAGTAATCAATTGCTCTTCAAGCTGATTAGTTAACTCCTTAAGCGTATTATCTTTTTGTTCTACTTCTTTCTTATGCTTAGTAGTTAACTGATCTTCTCGTAGTTTAAATTGTTCTTCAAACTTTTTTTCAGGAGGAGAATCTTGATATTCTTTAACTTTCCGAAGAGCTTCCTTAGCAGCATCTACATCTATATCACCAAGAGTTTTAAGCTTATCCTTTGCCTCTCTAGCTGCTTCTCGCTCACTAGATAAAGCACTCTTTAAGCTTCGTACATCTTCTAAAGCATACCCTTCAGTTTCAGTTACATCAAGATAGTACTTATCTCCCTTTTGTTTATACTCCTTCTTAATATCTTCAGACAAACCATCCAATGAGTTAACAATAGCTTTAAGGCTCATAACTTTTCTAGGCCTCCCGCCTAACTAACATCCCGTTAGATTTTTCGTATAATTTAAATATCCCATTATAAATTATACTATTATGTAACACATTATACATTAGAATTTTCTAAAGATCAACTATTTTCTTTTGCTATAGCGCCAATTTCCTCGTCCACATCAATATTGTCTGACAATAAACCTCTTCGTTTGACTTCTCTTAAGAGCGTTTTTTGACTAAGGTCTTTTTCTTTCCTCAAACCAGTTAATATTTCAAGATCAGTAGTAGATTTAATTGACAAACTAAAATCATTAAAAATATCCACATTAAAACTCTTAGGTAGCTCGGTTCTTATCCATTTAGCTGCATATTCAAAAGCAAATCTTAAACCACTTTCTATAGATCGAATCCATTCTTGTATATCACTATCTGATTTAGCTTCGTCTATAGACTTTGCTGTAGCTGTAGCATCACCACTTTTTTCTACTAAAGGTTGAAGCCCTAGTCGTTCCATTCTATCCTCTAAGTCTAATAAATCTTGTCTTCCAGATTCTATAGCTTTTCCTGTATGTTCAACATAACCTAATTTAGCTTCTGGATTTTGACAAGTAGTTACACGATTAGGCGATATAATTACTTGTCTAGCTTCATCTTCGCTAAAACCTGAACCAAATAAAATGCCTATACGACTAAACCGTAAAGCATTTCTCTGGTCTGACTGACTCTGCCAATGAGCAAGATTAAGCCAAGCTAAAGATTCCATACAAGGATCAGCCGTCAAATACCCTGTTCTATTTAAATATACAGTCACTAATGGAACCTCGCCAAAAGTATGATCTCCACTGTCTATCAAAACATAAGCTTTATCTCGTTCTTCCCATAACTCCCATCCATTAGTAGTAATAACCCTTACATAATTTACTTCTTTTTCACCATATTTACCTTCTGACTGTACTTTACTTTCTTTAATCCGTATCTCTTCCAGTCTAATATCACTGCCCCCATAATCCACAGTTTTCCACCCTATTAACCTAGGAGGAGCAATATGTATAAATAAAGGTCTAGCATCTAATTTATTCTCGTCTTCCTTAGTTAATATATTACTACTAAGAGAAGGGTAATCTATCAAAATATGAGTAAGACCATAATCAATAGCAGAACCAAATAACTCTTTACCAAACTGAGTTAAATTCTGTTTGGTTTTATTTACATCTGCTATAATCTTCTTTAACTGCCCAGGTAAGTTATTTTCATCAGTTACTATAATAGACCTACTAAATGGTTTAGAGGATAGTTTTCTTTTTGTGGCTTTATATGCATCATATAATACACTTCTACCAAGCCTAATTTCGTATTGAATTTCTTCTTCTCTTGGTTCTTTAGGCAACCATTTTTTAGCTGCTGACCTCATACTTAATGTCCCACCAAGAAGATCATGTATAAGATCCCACTTAGGATACATATCTCTCCAGGCTAAACCTGGTGTACTGACATTATCATCATTATGAAGCATTTATGGTGATCCAACTAATAAAGTACCAGCACCAATCAATGTTTGACCATTGCTAGTAGTTATTTTTGCTGTTAGCTTATAAACTTTGTCTGCAATTCCAGCAACACAATTAACAGTTAGTTGTAAAACTAAACCAGTAAACGAAGTAGCTGTTATAGTAACTTCTCCTGTAGGATCTACAGTAGTACTAACAACAGAGGCTATAGTTTCTCCAATAGCCACATCGTCACCAGCAAAATCTAATTCTTTTTTTACTATCTCACCTACAGCAGCAGTTAAAGCAGCCGCAGCAGTTTTTACTTCACATGCACACATGACACTTTGCAATCTCTTTAGTCAAAACTAATAATCTATCTTGCATTCGTTTAGCTTCAGACAATAAGTAATCTTTTTTCTTTGTGTTTGTGCTATTAGCAAGACTAGATAGTGTCTCAAAACTAGCTAATGTCTCAAACCTATCTGCATCATAACTTACAGCTATACTTTCCTCTGTCAAATCGCGCCATTCTCGAATATTACGCATCATATATGACGAAGGAACAGTGTCTAGTTTTAACTGCCTATATCTTTGGTCAAGTCTGTAAATATCTATTACATACTCTTCTTTACGTCGCTCTAAATCCTCACATATCATTAAAGGTATTTTATTAAAGGTATTTTATTAAAGGTATTTCATTAAAAGTATTTCATTATCATTCACCAATAACTAAATCTAATTCATCAATAAGAATTTTAGCAGTATCAGCATTAAGTACAGCCCTAGGCGTAGTAATAGGGGCAAAACCTAAGAATACTCCTAACGTAAGAGCATCATATAAAACCATGTGAGTAAAGTTTACTCCTGCTGACCAATCCGCTATTGCTGTAGGAAATGTTTTTTCAGTATTATTTGCTACAGCACTATTAACAGCAGCACTCCATTGTGCAGCCGTAATCTGCTGTCTAGCATACGCTCCAGTATTTGGTTCCGTAACGTTTGTCCCTGTAGTTGTAGGAGTAGTAGTGCTAAAACCAACCCAAGTTGCATTTAGTGTTCTAGCTGCCCATGTAGTCTTGGTTGTAAAATGATCTAAAATAGAATTGTTAATAGTCCTAGCGAATGGCATTATTTAGCATCTCCCATAGCTAAGTTTTCTTTTAAGTTCTTTTGTATCATAATAGTAACTATAATAGCAGCATTTACATGTTTAACTTGTCCACATCCTGAGCAAATAAAGGAGTGCTCTTTACAATCATTTGATAATTTATCTATATAATCTGTAAAGTTTTTGCCACATCCAGGAGTAGTACAATACCATTTACCTTTCCTTTCACCTCGTTTAGTAAGAGTTTTAAAATCTTTAACAGTCTCAATATCTTTGAGACCTATAATAGCAGGTAAATTCATAAGTATTCATAATTACAATATTATGTACTAGCATAACCAATGCCTGTAGCCGCAAATTGTACAGTTAGATCATTCCCACCAGGATTAACATTAGCAAATCCTAAGTTGATAAGCACTGGCGAAGAAACATCATTAGTAATCTCTTTTACTAATGTTGCTTGACCTAAAAGATTAGTAGCAGAAGTTATAGCTGTCCAAGTTAAATCGTTTGCATCAAACTGTACGTTAACACCAGAAATAGCTACAGTAGTAGCTACTAATACTTTTCTTCCGGCTCCTCCAAAGCCACCTGTGTAGCCTGTAATACCGCCTTCACCGTCAGCTAGGTCATCTGTTCCAGCATCATCTACCTTTTCATCGGTAGTTTTAGCAGGCACATGAAGAACATTTGACAAGGCCATTTTCATAGTTGTAGTATCTGAGTCAAAATCTAATGCATAGTTTATTCTATCTAATGTATTTTTAACATTCTTAGTATACCAAAAACTTCCAACTGGCATATAAATCTCCTATATATAGTAATATATAGTGTATAGTTAATTAAGCTTCCAAGTTTTTCCACCTTCTGGAATATCCCAAGTTATACCACTTTCTGGAATGTCCCATTTTATACCTGAAGACGGAATTTTCCAACGCTCAACTCCTATTATTGTAGTCAAAATTGTGGGATTGTCCACTAAAAATTGCAAAATTGCTGAGGCTGGAAGAGCAATAACACTAGGGCCTATAATATTAGGATCAGTAGATAAGAACTGAGATAGAGCACTAGCTGGTGCTACTTTTATAAGTATCGTAGAATTGTCACTAAGAAATGAAATTATTCCACTACCAGGTGTAACATCTATCTTAGCTATAGGATCGTTTACTAAATAAGAAAGTATAGCTGATGTAGGTAATGTTATAAGACGTATTGTAGGATCAGTGGCTAAATAAGAAAGTATAGCACTACCAGGAGTTACTATTGTAATTCCTCCTACTATTGTAGTAGGATTGTCTACTAAATAAGAAAGTATAGCACTAGATTGTACAACTGTAACTTTTACAGTCGGATTGTCTACTAAATAAGATATTATAGCAGAAGCTATATCAGCTTTTATGTTAACTGTAGGAGTATCTACAGTAAAAGTAGTTATAGCACTTCCTGGAAGTACCCTTACATTGATTACAGAAGTATCTATAGTAAATGCAGCTATAGCACTGACCGGAAGAGTTATTATGCTAAATATAAATGCATCTACGGTAAAAGCTACTATAGCACTAGCAGGTGTTACTGTAGTAACACCTCCTGCTGGGGGTTTAAATAATATTTGTCGTCGAATAGAAAGCATAATTTATTATGGACTAAGTATTTTCCATTCAAACGTTCGACCTGTACCAAGAGTCTGTTTAAGTGTATAACGAGTACTTATATCACTCATAAGTGGATCACTACTTGCGATTATCTCTCCTTGAGCATTTGCATAAGTAACAACAGAATATAAGCGCTCTGTACTCGCAGACAATACCTTATAATAAGTACGAACTTCTACTGTATCGCCATTAACTAAATTAAAGTTATTTAAAAATAACTGTAGTGTTTTATTAACTGTTAAAGTAGTAAGATCCGTTTCAGTATTTATTACAAGCGTAGCTGTAGTTCCGCTTGCTTCCAGCGTAGGCATTTATTTTATACTCCTAATAGATTCCATATAATATAATATCAAATAACCTAGCTGTGGCGCTTGTTGTACTTGATCTAGCTCTAGCGGCAAGCCGTGTTGCTGTAGGAACAGAGAACGGTAAAGGTCCTATAACATGTGGATTTAAATAATCTACAGTAACTTCAGTTCTAAAATAAAGATCAGATAAAACTAATTCTGTTGTACCTATGCCAATATCTAAAAGAAAATCAGCAGCTACTCTAGCAACTTGTTGGGGTCCAACATATGCACTAAGTTGTCTAATGGGATTTGTAGATGAAGCAATTATTTCGAACCATGCCCCTTCTGTATGTGCTGTAGCTCCTGGATCTATACTTGTACCACCAGAATCTGCCGTATTATGCCCATAAGTTGTTACACCATTAAATGCACCACTACCAAAAAAGCTACCTTGCAGTAAAATAACTTGACATTTTGGATTTGAACCACCTGTAGTAGCTCTAGCATTTGCAGAAATTCGTGATCCGGATTTTATTCTAATAGGAAAATAATAAGTACTAGTTCCTTCTGCGGACTGTCTATACCATCCTAATGATTCTAAGATAACCACTTCTGAAGAAGCAGCACCTATAGCAATATTTAATAATCCATCTATGTCAGCACCACCATCTCTATGAATATTAACTACAATCCCAGTAGCGTCAAAAGCTGTAGAAGCTATAATTTGAGTATAAGTACCATTTAAAGCGTTTGCAGTAGCACCACCAGTTATTATTACTGGAGCACTAGTTGCTAAATCAACTCCAGCAGCTTCAAATCTAGAAGCAATTTGTAATAAAGTAGGAAAATTAGGCATAGAACCTAAAATCTCCAAAATGTTTACTAATAACGTCTCTTAGTCTTTGGCGCTGAATGGAAGTTAAGGTTGCAAGAAAAACAGATATATCCGGATCATCTATAATGTCTTGTATCCTATCTTTAATAATAGGTAAAGGGCGAGCTATAAGAGTTTTCGTAGCAGCATTCCACATTACATCCGTGTCCGGTTGTTTCGTTATAAGGATAGCTTCTAGAGAATTATCTATAAGAGCTGGAGGAGAATCCTGTTGAGTATAGCTTTTAGCTATCCCTGTAACTTTTTCTACTATTGCATACCAAGACATATTAGACCTATTAGACCTATGGTATAAATAAAGTAAATAGTAGGGGTGCCGAACGGTCTCCAAAAACCGAGTGTATAGGGCGTTGAATAACTACAACAAATAGTTAACACTATACACTCGGCGTTATACATGTTTTGGTGCTCTTGTAAAACTTATAGTTTAAACATCATAACTTCCTTGAGATTCATTTATAACTCGAAGAGTAAGTAACTTACTAACAGTTTCTTTATTATTATGTTTCAGACATAAAGACCATACACCATATATCGGTAATACTTCTGCAAAATGTAATGTAGGTTCATTGCATATAGCGCAAGTTGGTGCCAATTTTGCTTGTGCAGATACATCTGCACGTACACCAAAAACTAAACTATTATTTAAAAGATATTCTTTATAGCATTGTTTGGCTTCTTCTGCTGTTTCATGTAAACAGTTATTTCTATAGCAATAACCAATAGCATAAGTACTATGCAACTTATCATTAAAGCATGTATAACGCCATTTATTACTACCTTCTATTTGCCTAGCAGATAAGAAATTCATAAAAAGGATGCCAAGTAGTCGTCTCTAATAATGAGACCATAAAAGGCATAATAAAAACCTGGCATCCTTTCGAGGTGGTAATCTCTAATTGGGCTTAAGGTTTAAGGCTTAAGGTTTAAGTTCATTGCGTTCAATGAGCTGGAGGAGTTTTCGATCGAATTCTTCTCTTGGGAGAAGGTGCTTGGTCTCTGCTTGGATGGTGTTATTAAGAGCTGAACGAATTCTGCCGTCGCGAAACCCATCAGGACCGAAAGAAGTGCGAGACTCAGTACCATCTTCAAGCACTTTAATGCGGCTTGAGTTGATAGAGGCGCGTTCTTCCAGAAGCATAATCCGTTCCGATATTTGATAGTATCCTCCGGCAACAACCAAGGCGGCGGAAACAATGGGGGCGATCCATCGAATGGAAGAATGGATAATGCTCGCGATTTTAGCATCCTTCTCTTGATCTTTTTGACCCACATTAGCATTTCACTCCTTCAGAGAGGGTACTACCTCAGCACTTATAAATGGCTTTATAAATGGCGGAAATGTCGGCGATTCCACCTGTAATAGTTGTGGTTGTAGCTTTTGAGCAAACGTAAGTTGGTGTAACCAGAGCTTCCCTGTGAATAATACTCGTAATCGTTCTTTCCAAGTTAAATACCAGCAACTAATTACCCGATTGCCATCTGTATATGCCGGAAGAGGAAGATATTCCGGCTGATCTTTTGCAAAAACAGTATTAACCTCCTTGAACTGAATTGGTTCCATAGTATTATAGCGCAGTTATCCTTTCAGGCGATACAGTGCACACTACTTGAGCACAGTGTCCTACACCTTTTTCTTTGTTGTCTGGTAATCTGAATACATACGGGCGGCGGATTTACCTGCTGTGAGAAGCAAAGCTAAAGCTCCTGCCCAAAGCCCACCAGTTTCCATACTCGTAAGCCCTGTAGAAACCGCTTCTCCGACAGCAGTGACTAGAGGAGCTTGTCCATTATCGCCCTGCAAGGCCCAGGACAAAAAACCACAGCCAGAACATGTCAATGTCAGTGCTAAAAGTGCTAAACTAAAAGAAATCTTTGTCATAGAAAACTTTCTTCTCTGTATAATATATATATATAATATATAATATATAGATAGTAATAGTGTTATGGATTTTTTAAGATATGGCGCTTATGCATATGCCTGATTTCTCAGGCGTATGCCTGAGAAGTAATGCTCCTTAAGACTATAGGATATTTCTCAGCAATGTAATATCCAACAGCATCGCTCAGGTGAGTGAGTTTCTTGTCTGCATTTTTATCTATCTCTCCAGAAGTGCCTTCTATAACTGTCACTCCCTCGAAATCTTTTATAAGACGGGGGCAACCCACGGGGTCTACGAGAAACCTAACGGTATTGTCCATGGAGAGCAAACGAGAGTTCATAGCGTTTATTCTCGGTCGCTGGTTTGGATTTTGTCTGGGATAACTAAAGTGAAATTGTCCTTGATTATAAGCTTCGCGATAATGTTCAGCAAAATATCTACGGATAATATCCCAGTCCGACCCCGCTATTTTAGCGGAGCCAGAAGCTCCTCCTGTAGAGTCACCATAAAAGTATATATGCCCACCTCGGTCTATATGAGGAGTCGTATATGTGAGAGAACGGAGTTTCTCACATACACGAAGTGTATTAGATATTTTGGGTATGTAAACTTCCTGGATGGCGTGTGAGCGGGAGACTCCACTGCTTTGAGTGGAGTCTCCTCTCAGAGTGGAGGAGTCTCCTCCACTCAGAGCAGCGGAGACTCCGCTGAGTACACCGGAGTCTCCCATCTCCTGTATTACCACAGCCACTCCAGGGTCCCTATTAAAATCAAAACAAAATATTAAATCCTGCTCGGGGGTGTAATATAGACGAGTAGAGGCATGTAGCTCACGAGAGAAGGGGGGATACGCCCGTCCCTGAAAGGATATAAAACTTGCTTCATATTCTTGCGCGTAGGTCAAAGCGTCCAGGCTCGACTTAGCTGAGAGTATCTCCTCCGGGGGTAAAATATCTTCAGACTTCCAGGTGAAAGCGGCCCAGTCGGAGGCTCCGCCCCGCTGAGCGGAGGAGCCTCCGCTCAGAGCAGCGGAGGCTCCCTCTGCCTGTCTCTCCTGAGCCTCCTGATATAGATCATAAAAGTGATTCCGACCCTCTGGAACTCCTATGATAATAGCCCAGCCTGGAGGACGTCCTTCTGTGAACAAAGCTGGACGTACATGCTCCGGCCAGACAGAAGGTTTCATGTTAGCATACTCATCTAGAATTATACCATCCAGAGGGGTGCCTTCTATACGTTCTGGCATATCCATGCCTGTAACTGTAATAGCGGAGCTAACAATGGTATGAACAGTTAAATCTGCCTCAGCTATCTTTCGGACTAAAGAATGAGGTAGTAACCTCTTCATATCTCGCCAAAATATTCTTTTTGATTGGGAATATGTTGGTGCTGAACATACATAATTGGCGTCTAATATTGGAGGATTGAGGGCTCTCTGTATCAGAAGTTTTTTAGCTATATCTGTCTTACCGGAGCGCCTCCCTGCGGCTACCACAATGAATCTTGCTAGGCAAGCTATAAGTTGTTGTTGTATTTTATGATATCTATATTTATTCCATAACATACATATATATATATATATGTATATATATATAGGGGGTTAATATATGTTTTTTAGAGGATAGCCTAGGGGGGTACTGGGCAACGTTCCCACAGTATAAAATTTCACCCTCGGCACATTTTGTACTTCTGACAATATATTTCCATTAGTTATTCGTTTGCATAGAAGACATAGCTTGCCTTTGAAACACTACTAGAGCTTTGGCTTGTTCCTCCAGTGTCGGACCGTTTTGTACTTCTGGCAAGTTATATACCTTCGGCCTTCTCATTTTTAGAAGGAACATCATAAGATGAGGAGAATATACTTTCTTATAGGAAAATATTTGCCCTTTATAATGTATAGGCTCGTCCCACCCATGGATTGCTTTATGGATAGTATTGTACTCTAGGTGAGAGGTTAACCTTTCTTCTACTTCATCATAAGCTTCAGCAAATTCCGGGTCTATCTTTTTGTATCTTAAGACAGTAGAATGCGAACAAGAACACTTACGGCAAGCTTCTGCCTTAGAAAGAGTTTTCTCAAACTCATATATAAATTTATTCGGATCGAATGCATCCCAACGAGACTTATAACGACCGCGAGAATATCTTTTTAGTTTTGTTAGTCTTAAGATCATATGTCTTTAATATGTTTATATAGTAATGTCCTTGCTATACTCAAAATATAATACTCTCCTATGCCTATTGCATCTGCTATATTATCATCGGTGCCATTATAATTCCAACGTTCTTGTGCACGTCGCATAGTAACTTCTTTTGGTGCTTGTCCTTTCCAATTACTAACTGGTAACAGACAGATGTTATTTATAGTACATATATTACCAGAAATTAAAGCTTGACGCAAGGAAAAAACCAAAGAAAAAAGCTTGGTCAAAGCACCTGAATTTAACGCAGCCTGCCCGCGAGAAGATTGATAACATTCTGGCAATTCTATTACTATCTTATTAGGCTTAACTTCTGTTGATAAAACCAGAACTCTTTTTATCATATAATCAAGTTTATCTACCCAACTCATTTTATTAACAGAAAAATTCTTTACTGCACCATAATATAATAATTCCATATCAGGCGTGACTTTAATAGCAGAAATTTCCTTAAAGAAACTTTTATTATATGTTAAAGGTATTTTCCTTTTGACTAAAAAGATAGCATAACCCAAATGCTGTATGGAAGGGTCTATGGATAGTATTTTCATGTATTATATTATAATAATAGAATAGCAAAACACAAGATTTTTATTTTTGTTATTCTATATATAAACAAGGTTTTTATTTTTGTTATTCTATATATAAGGCGGGAGAAGACGCATTTAACCTTCTATAAAAATTGCTCTAAAAATTTCCTTTCTCTAATAAATTTCCTTTCTCTAATATATTAGCAAAACTAATAATGCAAACTTGTAGAATTTCGGAAAATTCATGCAACCGTGATAATTATCTAGCCCATCTGAAATCCAAAACACCTAATTTTTTTTCACTACACAAGAAATCACTTGCAACTTCGATTTTTTTTTCGGTCTATACGTGGGGGAAACGGGAGTCCACACCCAGTTCTTCTCTCTTCTCTTCTATATTTCTTCCACTATTACTATTTATATATTATAACTATACCCTATTTCTATAATAAATCCGCATTCTCTTCCTGTTTTCTTCCCCGTTTTTTTCTCATGAAAATACAGGCAAAAATAACGTGAGTCTATTATAGTTCCCTTTTGTTAGGCATAGCGAACAATCAGCTTTTTCTTGCAGTTTTCAAATTTTTGTATTTTTTTTATCCCCTGCAACAGGCGGCCTTTATGACTTTTAGCTATATTATAAACTTAGGGAAACGGTCCCTGAAGAGTCTATAGAAATAGGCTAAAATGCATTTTTTATGTTATAAACCCCCAAAAAAAGCCCCAAAAAGCCATAAAACTGATTTCGACATTTTGAACTTCGAACAAAGACGCATCCTATGTATCTACAAGTACATAGGACGCGTCTACGTTAGAATAAAAAAATTTTGAGTTTGTGCGGACCCTATTTCCATAGGCTTTCATGCAAAACACGACAAGAATTCTGGTAATTTAAAAGCTGTCCTAACTTCTTATATACTCATGACTTAGTTTTTTGGTCACAAAACAGAAAGATGTCTGACAAGTTCCCTTACATCGCACTAACATTTTTTCACACAATATGCTATATGGGCTAGATGGTCTATACTAAGCTGCACCTCTTACTCCACGGCACCTATAGCATATAACCATTCTTCTCCCCAAATTCCTCTCGTTTTCAAATTTTCATCATCCAGGCAAGGAAATCTAATTTAATCCCAAAGTGTCTTTTAGCAGTATTATAAACGTGAGTCAAATTCGATTCTTGTCCGTTTTGAAAAAAGCCAAAAGTCATAAGTCACTGTTACAATCAACAGCGCAACCTCCCAGCCCTGCCATTTTCAACTTTTTCACGTCAAAAACCCCACAAGAAAACCATCTAATCTTGCAAGATTTTCATAATAACAGTTCCCAGAATCGTAAGTCCTTATGGCGTATAGACATCTTTGCCCTTTTTGTATACTATCCCTAGCAGTATGATTTTTCTGTAAAACTCTACAGCGTATACCTTTACAGCAAAAATCTTATCTACAAGAAAACACCACAATAATAGTATTCTGAACAGAAATCGCTAATTATTTTTGTTTTTATCACCTAACTCCTTCTCTTTTCATAACTTAGCGGAATTTTATTGTGTTAATCTAACGCCTCGCATACAATGCGCCTCGCGTAGTACCCTAGGGAGTATCTTAGAAGGAGTAGAACTTATGCGCATTACTTTGTTGCTTACTCGATACACGAACAAGGCTGCCTCTAGTAGAGACATCGCTATCCCCAATCCGGACGGGTACGATGCTTTTGCTAGAGCGCATAGGATCGGTCACAACTGGCGCGAGCGAAACAAGGAAGGAGAGAACAACTACTATAATTATCACGTAAAGTTTCTGCGCATCGATTAGTACAGAGGATCGGTCATAAGGAAGGAAAGGAGGACAACTATTATAACTATCACGTAGAGTTTCAGCGCATCTAGTACGGAGGACAGTATGACAGAATTACACTCGGCCTGGCGCAAATGGCTTAGAACGAAACGCGCATTAGAGAAAGCGCAAATCCTACTGCGCACCCTGAAAGAGGAAGAGAAGAAAGCTAACATCGTCTGGAGAGCAATGTGGAGGCGAAGAAAGATAACGGGAAAGACTCATTTGCACTCGAAAAGGTAACAAGGAACACAGTATGATCCAAGTAGGAGAGCCAATCCTCATAATGGAGCAAATATGAACATGAAACTATCTGAAGCACTACGTAAAGGTGCAGAGATGATCAACTGGCGACAGTGTTTTGGTAATATGTTTACTTGGCATATTATAAAAGAAAAGGTTAATATCAATTCTGCTTGTGCTATAGGATGCATAGCACTAGGAATGGGTCGGAGTCCAGAACAACAGGGACCGGGATGGTGGGGATGGTCTATGGAAGATTGTGTACCGAATGAAAATATGCGACATCTTTTGATGTACAGGAATGATATAGCTAGAGATAGTCTTGAGGAAATCTTACATCTTTTAGAACTCATGGAGAGCGAAGACGAGATTAGTACGAAGGAGGTGTCATGCTGATTCTTCCTTCTGTCTTACAAGGGCTTGCCTTGACTGCCGCTGAGGCACCTAAACATCATATCCTCCAGGGGGTTTACTTTAAGAGCTACGATGGCTACGTCGTGGCAATCGCTAGTGACGGCTGGATACTCGTCAGGATCAAATGGCACTCGAACCTAGATAACGAGTATCCCGAACGGGGCGAGCTCCGGGCTACTTCTTTGTCTGAATGGTCCGCAATCCTGCCCTATGGCGCTTGCCTTTTGGCCGCACGGGCCGCGCCCAAGCGACCGACCCATGACATACTTCGATACGTCGCCATTGACGAGTCCACCACTAATGGTCTTGTTACGATCGGCTCGACGGACTTGAACACGGATCACGTCCAGCGAGTAACTCCTATCCAGGGAAAGTATGTTGATGTAGACTCAGTATTTTCAGCCTTATCGACAAGTGAACATGGACACTTTGCTACCTTCCTCCCAGCCAAACTCTTAAAGGCAGTAACTATTGTCGAGACTGTCTTCCCGCCTGTGCATCCTTCTCCCCGAGAGGAGAAGGGTCGCCTGTCCGTGGATTTTATGGTCGGCGCGGAAGGGGTCCCTTCTGTCCTCCATTCGGAGCGGGATGGAATCACACTCGAAGTCCTTGTAATGCCCCTCTTTCCCAGTAAACGAATTGCTAATCCATCATTACTCACGTTTCAGCGCATCTAGTAAAAGAAAGGAACCCATCATGAAATTTTCTGACGCACTACGCAAGGGAGCGGAGCAGGTAGACTGGCGGCAGGCACATGGCCAACTGTTTCTCGATACTCCTATTGGTATGTCTGCATGTGGGCTAGGTTGCCTTATACTCGGACTCGGTTTAGTTAAGGCTGATGATCTTGAAAACTTGACAGTAGAATACGAATATTTGGCTGAAGATGCTCTTCAAAAGATAGTACCCGGAACGATATGGGCCAAAATCTTGCATTGGAATGACGGAGACCGGCTTCTCCTGGAGCAAATCGCAAAGAATCTCGAAGCGTACGAATCGGGAATAGATGCTTAAAGATTTCGTATCTAGTGTAGGAAAAAAGAAAGGAACCGATTATGTCTCATGAATTTGAATCTGGACTTTTTGTCGGTACTGCTGCATGGCATGGTCTAGGTGTTACTCTAGAAAACGCTCCTGATAATATAGAAGAAGCCCTTAGAATAGCCGGTCTAGACTGGAGCGTGGAGTTAGAGCCTATTTTTCTACGGGACGGCACGTTAGTTGAGGAGAAAAAAGCAGTTATACGGTCTACCGATCGTAGCATATTGGGAGTAGTAGGAAATCGTTTTCGTCCACTACAAAACCTAGAAGCATTCCGGTTTTTTAATAGCTTTTTAGAAGTAGGACAAGCTCGTATCGAAACTTGTGGTAGTCTATATAACGGCCGTAGAATTTTTGTTTTAGTGCGCCTATTAGTAGATGATGTCGACGTGGCAAAAGGGGACACTATTCGACCGTACCTTGCCTTGGCTCACGGACACGATGGTACTCTCGTAGTAACTGTAATGTTTACTGCTGTCAGGATTGTCTGTGCAAATACCTTGGGGGCAGCCTTATCATCTACGTCAAACGACGGTTCGAGCATTCGCCTTCGTCATACTAAAAGTCTTCCTATAGGTCTTGAAAAAGCACAAGATACTATTTCTCTAGCAAAGCAGAGTTGGGATATTTCCGTCGATGCATTTAAGCGTATGGCTAAAACCGCTATGACAGGAAAGGAGTTTGCCACCTATGCTAAGAAAGTTTTTTCTGTAAACGAAGATATTGAAGAGCTCCCTAAGAAAACTCAAAATATGCTAGATATTTTGACAGAGACATACGATAACGGACCTGGTTTAACTTCCCACACTCGTGGTACTATTTGGGCCGGGTATAACGCAATTACGTCCTATCTGGATCATACTCGTGGTCGCACGGCGGAGAGTAGGCTAGATTCTACTTGGTTCGGTGCATCTAGTCAGACTAGAGCCCGTGCTCTAGAAATAGCGTTTGCTTCGCAGAATTAGATTTCAAGCGCAGATCTAGTACGGAGGACAGGACAATTTGAATCTCTTCATTTCTTTTCTATGGACCGGGAGCACTTCGCTTCCGGTCCGTTTTTAGTTTTAGGAGCAAATATGAACATGAAACTATCTGAAGCGCTACGTAAAGGTGCAGAGATGATCGGATGGCAACAAGCCCATGGGTACCTTTTTTTGTTCAATTATGAAGGTAACGTACAACAAGATGTACGTGCCGCTTGTGCTATAGGATGCATAGCACTAGGAATGGGCTGGGACCCAAAAAAAGAGGGAAGGGAATGGTTTATAAAAGATTGTATACCGAATGAAAATATGCGACATTTTTTGATAGACAAAAATGATATGGATAGAAATAGTCTTGAAGAAATCTTACAGCTTTTAGAACTCATGGAGAAAGAAAATGAATCTGAATCACTACCACGATGCTCTAGTTGTGGTGAACGAGAAGAAGATTTGCTAGATGATACCGTCCGAACTCTCTTGTGGGTAGATGGTTTTCTACTTTGTGAAGGCTGCATAGATGATCTTCTGCTATGTCCTTCATGTGAAAAACCTACAATGACACGAGGTCTTTGCAAAAAGTGTCAAAGCGTTTACGATTCTCGTCCAACGTGGGCAAAGCTTACTATAGAATCTCAAGAGGACTAACAGAAATGGTAACTAAGATAACAGAATATAAAGGTAGGCCAATTTTCGGCATCTATAAGACAACGGAGGAAACATATCCGGTTGTTTCATTCGGTCTAGAAAAAGCAAAGGTTATTCTTGCTCATATAGATGGCATTAAAAGTTTTGTTCTAACAGCAGGAAAGGAGACTCATAATGACAAGCAAAGAGTACGTTAGAGCTACCTTTGATGCGGAAGGGCCGTTAGGTGTTTTGAAATATCTAGAAGAAATACTTTTAGAATTACGAGACACCTGGAACGATAAAGACATGCGCGCAGTATGCATTAGGGATGCGAAAATACTTGCCGATGCAGCAGAAGAAATAGCCAAGCCTCTTGGCCGCAATGCCTAACCGGATGTACTTCGGGAGCCTCTGGGGCCACTCCCTGGGGGCCTCTGGGGCCGCTCCCCAGGGGCCTCCAGGGCCGCTCCCCAGGGGCCTCTGGGGCCGCTCCCCAGAGGCCTCCAGGGCCGCTCCCCAGAGGCCTCCAGGGCCGCTCCCCAGGGGCCTCCAGGGCCACTCCCCAGGGGCCTCCAGGGCCGCTCCCCAGGGGCCTCCAGGGCCGCTCCCCAGGGGCCTCCAGGGCCACTCCCCAGGGGCCTCCAGGGCCGCTCCCCAGGGGCCTCCAGGGCCGCTCCCCAGGGGCCTCCAGGGCCGCTCCCCAGGGGCCTCTGGGGCCGCTCCCTGGGGGCCTCTGGGGCCGCTCCCTGGGAGCCTCCGGGGTCGCTCCCTGGGAGCCTCCGGGGTCGCTCCCTGGGAGCCTCCGGGGTCGCTCCCTGGGGGCCTCTGGGGCCGCTCCCTGGGGGCCTCTGGGGCCGCTCCCTGGGAGCCTCCGGGGTCGCTCCCTGGGAGCCTCCGGGGTCGCTCCCTGGGAGCCTCCGGGGTCGCTCCCTGGGGGCCTCTGGGGCCGCTCCCTGGG